CATAGCATATAGTAGTCGAGATACAAATGAGAATGATTCGTGTTACGCCGCCGTCGTGGAGAGAGTAATGCAAATGAGAACGAGTCGCATTCGCGCCGCCTCCGGGGCTGGGGCGCCGCCCCCACCCCCCAGAGTTGCAGAGGATATGAATGGGATACGGAACCCGTCCACCCCAACAAAATTTTCAATCCATTCCAAATCACAGGTGCCTAGTTAGGCAATACCCCCCCCCCTTCTTCAAACTCAACACCCCCCTATCACATCCAAAATAAATTTAGATGCCAAATCTAAAAACACGGTGCCCTCCTAGGTAATACCCCCTATAATTTAAACATAACAACTTCCACGACAGACCATGAGCAAAATCGTTCAGTTTCCTTCCACTTCTGCGCCCCAAACCACCGGCCCGGCTTCCTGCTACCAATGTGGGCATAACTGGGTGGCGACAGCTCCCTCCGGCACCATCCAACTTGAATGTCCGGAATGCCATACCTGGAAAGGGCTGTATAAGTATCCGTGCGCTCCGGCGGATGGCGAGCTGGTACGAACCTGCCAATGTGGGAATCAACTCTTCTTCCTGACCAAGGAAGGTCACCTCTGCCCGAACTGTGGCATCTACCAAACCTACGATTGAGGACAACCATGAGCTTTATCGACAAGAAATCCAACGGTCTCAACACCATCGCCGTTTTGATCAAACGGCTTGGCGGAGAGGTCACGTTGACGCAAGACGAGTTTGATGCCATCGCCAATTGTACGTTGAACGAGACACTCAACCGGCTTAATAACACTTTGACGCTGACGGTGTCCGATGCCCCTGCCGATTCTTGAAAACATCCTGCCGAAGCTGGACGAGTTCGTAGTCATCACCCACAGACCTAACCGCTCCTTTCCTATCATGGATCAGTTGTTGCAGAAAGTCGGTGAGATCGATCCAGAGGCGGGGGCGTGGTTGCGAGACTATGCCGCTGCGCTGCCGAAAAAGGAGCTACAGCGCGATGTCATAACGCCTGATGGACTTCTAATCAGTCTCTTCTCTTGGAGTACTGCGCCGCAAGGGGTGAATTTTTGGTACGACATCTATATCCGACTGAAAAAGGGGAAGAAATGACTCATACTGTACACGAGATCGATCTCAACTACCGATGTTCGCTGAATTCGGAGATCCAGCTGTGCGAGGGGTGTGTGTTTGATAAGGCGGGCTGTACCGCTCATTCCGGGGTCGCGTGCGTCAATACTCCTCCGCATGGGGTGACGACTTACTACATCTATGTCGAGGTCGAAGAGCGGATTTCCTTCTACGGCCAGCCGCCGGGATCGATCAACATGTATGGTCAGCCGGCTGAGGCGAGGGCGTTGAATGATTCCGTCCTCCACTGGCAGGACAATGTGAACCGGGCAAAGGCAGGGCTCCCCCTCCGGATTGGGGCATTCTACTGCGCACTCTGCGATTACCATGCCAGCTGTAAGACTTGCCCGGTAGCTCTCCATACCGGAGAGATGATGTGTCAGGGTACCCCATACGAAGCAGCATGCTTTACGGAGACTCAGGAAGATACCATTAACGCGGCGCAAGAAGAGTTGGATTTCCTGCGGATGCTGCAAGATAAGGGGTGATCATGACCTTCGAAGACATGCCGACCAAAGAATTGGTCAAGATGTACCATTATCTTGCCCTCTGTCCGCTGGAGCAATTCTCCTGCGCGTGGGTTGATAATTTTCCGAATGTTCAGGTATACCGTGATTTTGTTTACTACCGGGCGGATTACCGTATGACGCTGACCCGCTTCGCGGAAGACAGGTATCCCTACCTCATCAAGTACGAAGTACCCCGCGACCTCCCGCGACCCATTAATTTGTGCTCTTATATGACCCGGAAAGTACGGCACATCCTTATTGGGGAGGCACGATGCCGTATTGCTAACGTACTGAGGAGACGTAATGTCCACGTGGCTTGAGATTCGGTGTAGCCGGATGGCTAGCGACGTCTGTTTATCTTCCAGGAACGAGGGTCCGATGGCGATGGCAGAAGACCATGTGGGCAACGTACACCAACGGCTCTTGAAGCTTCAGAAACAGGCGGTGAATGAAGGCTGGCGGTTCACCAAAGATGGTTTGGTCTGTCCGGTCTGCTTAACTAGTGAGGATTAGTTATGAGAATTGAAGAACTGAGCTTGACGCAGCTGCTGGTACTGCGCCGTGCAATTAAATCGGCTCGCATCACAGACTTTAGCTGTTTCGACATCGAGGACTATTGTCGTAACACTGAGATGGTTACCGGAGAAGATTTGATGCCAGCAGCTTGGGCGTATGCTAACTTCGTCTATGACCGGTGCGGTGCAACCACTTTGACGCTACTTCGGACGCAGATGTACTACCATGGGGGGCGATACCTACCAATCCTGTTTGTCCGGCGTATCGTACTTGGGGAAGCCCTTCTGCGTGTCGAGAACTGCATCCGCCGTCAATCTGTTTTACCATCGTCGGTCGCGAGCCGACTCATTTGCGAGGAAATGTGATGAGTATCACTTCTAAAATTTCAGAGATCCATGGCCTTCTTGACGAGTACGGCGGGATGCTCCAGGATCTTGCAACCAATATCGAACCGTTCCTGCTTCCGTCTTCACCGGTACCGGACAACCACGAGAAGTGCGAAGCTCGTCGCGACTCGGTAAGCCCGCATGAGGCGACTCTGGGCGGTATCGTTGAACGGATCGCTATTCTGAACCAGAATCTTCACTCCCTCCGAGAACGTAGCAGCGCTGATTCCCATATTGTTTCTTCAACGCTGGGGGTTAACCGCTCCTACAATCAAAATACCTATTGCCTAGAGGGGCAAGGTCGGGTATAATGGTCTTACACTAGGAGGAAAACATATGACCATCCCGTCCATCAACAACGTCTGCACCATGGAAGAGCTCACCGCTTTTGCCGAGAAAAACATGCACCGTAGCGATCTTCCCTATATCCAGGCATGCTCTTTGGTCTACGCATTGGTCGGGCCGCTGGATCAAGAGCTCTGGACCGCAGCCTCAAAGAGTATCTCCGAAATCGTCGGTGCGGAGCTTATCCCGATGCTGGACGATATGCGCCTGATCGGGGACTACATCGTCCAATGTCTTGAGGCGCACATGCTTGCCGAAGCAATTGTGCATAGCGTTCGGGAGGTCCATTGATGATCCGGGATAGCATGATCCCATCACCGACGCTGGTAATGGAGAACTACAAAAGAGTTCCGACCGGGGAGACATCGTATGAATATACGCAAACCTACCGGAACCACCGCAACTTTTCGTCTCCACTCTTGACACAGTGGTATGTCGATTACGTCACCATCCGTTCTAACTGGAGGAAGTAGCAATGAAGATTGATTACGAAGAAGTCATGGCAATGCTGGGGGCACTGGTGTGCCGTACCGAAGGCAGCAAGGTCGAGATCCCGATCGAGGAGGTCATGGCACTGCAGGGCAAGGCCACGACATTCACCACGAACGTTGAAGGGAATGTCGTGACCATCCAGGTGCAGGAACTCAACACCGCCGACCTGGAAGGGATGGACAACCTTAACGATCAGGCAGCACGGGAGCATTGACATGTGGGCATGGCTGCGTTCTATCTACTGGCAACGGCGTAAGATGATTGCTTTGCGGCGTCAGGCTGAGTGCGTGCAGATGGCGGAAATGTACACAGCCTTTGCCCGTCAACATCAGACTCGTGCGAAAGAATACGAGGTTCGAGAACTTCGGGCTTCCATGCATCAGTGCTTTCCGGACCAAAAGTGCTGATTTCAATTCCGGTCCGTTCAGGAGTATTAAGTATGAAAAAGCAGCTCATCCTGGCCGTCGCGATGATGGCCTTTGGTACCGCGTATGCGGGTAACTACAACGGTCCGAGTACGGACTGCGGTGGCATTGGCAACTGTAACCAGACTGTCCACAACGACAACAGTGTCTCCAACGCCGGTGGCGAGTCCAGTTCCAAGTCGTACTCCGATGCCGACGCCAAGTCGTTTTCGGGCGGGAACAGCCAGGTGATTACCTATCAGGAGGCCTCCCGCAAGGAGATCAACTACTCTGGTGAGTACGAAGTGAAGAACGTCCCGAATGCCCCGTCCATGATTTCTAATCCGACGGCTCCGTGTCGCGTGGCCTACTCCGGTTCAGGCTCCGGTGCTGGATTCGGTCTCGGTATTGGTGGCTCCGTGCTGGACGAAGGCTGCGACACCCGCGAAGATGCGCGTACGCTGTTCAACATGGGCCTCCAGGACGCTGCTGTGATGCGTCTGTGCGCGAAACCCGAGATGAAGGCTGCTCTCGGTGCGCGGTGTACCTCCCCGGCTCCGGTCGCTTTGCAAGCACCTTCCCAACAGCTGGCGGCAGGCGTCGTTTCCTACTCGTCTACCGGCACTGCATGGCGTCTCGGCGACGACGGCCAGTGGGTACCGCTCGACTAATGGGCTCCTCGGGGGGCTACGGCCTCCCGGGCTTTCCCATATAGGGGATTCTCTATGGATTTCGGGCTTGCACTTAAGATCATGAAAGACGGTGGGGAGGTGAAGCGTGAGAGCCGTGACACCGTCTATGGACTCTCGCGAGAAGGTGGAAGTCGTAGGAGCGATGTGTTTTACGGTGTGACCCCACATGGGACACGATTCAAGATAACCAAACTGACTGCTGCTAGTATCCTGGCAGAAGATTGGACTGTAGCGTAAGGAGCGGCATCATGCCTGTTTTGAAGAACTGGATTTGTATCGACGCCTTCGGGCTTCCGGAAGACCCCAAAGATTTTAATGGTGCGCGCCTGTGCGGAAACGTGTACGAAGATCACCGTGGAATCTTTCAGGACGGCGAATCCATCTATACGACTCCCATTCGTACTGTGGACATCGTCGCCGACGGCATTCAGGTAACCACCCGGTCTGGAACTCTTTATGAGCTGGCGTGGGCAGACCGCCGAATTGTTGACGAGAACATGGTATGAAACGGCTCCTTTTCGCAATAGCGATGATCCCTGCCTTGGTCGTCGCCGCTCCGACCGGTGACTCTTTCATGGCTTATGAGGACGGAACCCATCTGACTCTGCTTAGTGGGTACCCGTGTGAATTCAACGGAAACCTCTGGCCTGAACTACACCTCGGGTCGTATGCGAACATCCGGACGGAAGAGGTACTGTTTGGATGCTGGGGAATCAAGGACGGTATTGTGCTTCTCCAGCTCTTTAACGGACCTAAGCTGCGCATCTCTGCAGACCGGTTTACACCATGGAAGGATGAGTAAGATGGATACTGGATTCGGCCAACGCCTTAAACATGTACTTCAAGAGAAGGGAATGACTCAGGCCAAGCTGTCGGAAGATACCGGTATCAGTCCTCCCAACATCTCCAGGCTTTGCCGAAGCCGTCGGATGCCGGCTGAGAAGACCCTTCTTACCCTGATCGAAAACCTATACCCAATAGATATTTACTGGTTTCTTTTCGGACGTGCCGCCCCCGGCATTGAAACCAAAAAAGATCCATAATATTATGGGCGCATGCCGATTGAAATCGATTCCGAGGTGAAGGAACGGTTTTTGGAGAAGCTTTCAGAGACCGGCAACGTCACCATTGCACGCAACGCCGTAGGGCTTACCCCGCGGCGTTTGCATTTGCTTCGCGATTATGACAAGCAGTTTGCCGCGGACTGGGATCTTGCATTCGAAATCGGAATGACCTCACTTGAAGCGGAAGCTGTACGCCGCGCGGCGGACGGCGTTGAGGAGCCCGTCTTCTATAAAGGCGAGGTCTGCGGAGCCGTCACGAAATATTCAGACGGGCTGCTCCAGTTCCTGCTCAAAGGGAACATGACAAAATACCGCGACCGCGTTCAAGCGGATCTTCGCACTGTCAACATCACACCTGAACAACTCAAGAACCTCACTACCGAGGAACTTGAAGCCCTCGAGAAAATCTCACAAAAGCTCCTCGGTCCTGCAGCGGAGGAGTAATCATGCTTTTCACCGCGCAAGAGCTAGGACAGGTGGCCCGAGCGGTCAGCCTGGAGCGAAAGCGACGTCAATTCCAAAAACTTCCGGATTTCGTGAGGGCTGCATGGCCTATCATGGAAGGTGGGACTGAATACCGCCATAACTGGCACATCGACCTCATTTGTGAGCATCTTGAACGTCTGTTTACGCGGGACATCGAGAATCTGTTGATGAACATCCCACCGGGGTGTATGAAATCAATCTTGACCTCGGTAGCATTCCCGGTATGGTGCTGGACACAAGATCCAGCCACCCGTTTTCTGTCTGGCTCCTACGGTCAGGATCTTGCAACTCGTGATGCTCTCCGCTCCCGCTATCTGATGGGATCCGATTGGTTCCAGGAACTTTGGGGGTCTCAAGTAGTCATCGACACCGGGCAGAACCAGAAGACCAAATACCAGAATAGTGCAGGTGGGTGGCGCCTTGCCACCTCCGTCGGCGGTCGCGGTACCGGGGAGCACCCTGACATCAAGCTGGTCGATGACCCCCACAACGTGAAGGAAGCAGAATCTGACATCGAACGTCAATCGGCGCTCGACTGGTTCGATATGACGCTTTCCTCTCGTGGTGTCGCACGTGGCGCACGGACTGCAGTAATCATGCAGCGCCTCCATGAACGTGACCTGTCGGGGCATATTATGGCGAAGCCGGAGTTCGCCGAAGAGTGGGAGCATATTTGTCTCCCAATGCGGTACGAGCCAAACCGGTATACCTCGACCATCGGAAAGGATGCCAGAACAGAGCCCGGAGAGCTACTGTGGCCAACACTGTTCACTGAAAGGAAAGTCGACCTCCTGTCTAAGGCGCTTGGTGAATACGGTACTGCTGGGCAGCTCCAGCAGCGACCGGCACCTCCCGGGGGCGGTATTCTCAAGACCAAGCATTTCCAACTCTGGCCTGCCATTCGAGGCATTCCAGCGATCGACTTTATCCTTCAATCCTATGATACGGCATACAAAGATCCGAAGAAGGAAGGAAAAACTGATCCTGATCCCAGTGCTTGCACCGTTTGGGGGATCTTCACTGCACCTGATGGGTACCCAGCGATTATCCTTCTTGATTGCTGGGCAGAGCAGATAACTTACCCTGTTCTTCGGAAACGCGTGCTCCGTGACTGGAAGGCGTTCTATGGCGGGAACGACAAAGGTCGCAAGGGGCGGCGAGCGGATGCAATCATGGTCGAGGAGAAATCTTCTGGGATTTCTCTTATCCAGGACTTGAACCTTGCCAACGTCCCGGTGTTCGCCTATAATCCGGGTAAAGCTGATAAGGTCGCGCGTGCCCACATGGCCGCACCTCTTTTTGAGCTAGATCGTGTGTACGTGCTGGAGAGCACGAAACGTCCTGGTCAGGCAATCTCATGGGCTCAACCTCTTTTGGATCAGGTTGAGAAATTCCCGAACGCTGAACACGATGACCTGACCGACACGTTCACCCAAGCAATTATCTACTTCAAAGATAATCGGATGATTGAGCTTCCGTACTTTGAAGATGACGTTGAAGAAACACGCGACTACTCAGACAAGAAACGAAACCCATACGGGGGTTGAAATGGATGAAGCGACCTTTTTGAACTTGTTCGATCAGCGTCAGAAAGAACTCCAACGTGACCGTGAGCTCGGTACGTT